GACCAGCGTGCCGTCGTAGAAGTGCCACTGGACCCCGTCGTCGTAGGTCGCGGCGACGTAGAGCTTGCCGCCGAACGCCTCGGTGGCGTCGACGGACACCATCGCGGCGCCGCTGGGTGCCTGGAGGCGCTGGTAGCGGACCCCGGCCGGCAGCTCGTTGTTGTACGGCGCGGCATCGGACCCGAACGTCACCAGCCCGCCCTCGTCGGCCGCCAGGTCGAAGGTGTTGGCTGCGAAGTAGCCCTTGTTCACGAACGCCTTGCGGCGCTCCACGTCGCCGCCGCGGGTGATGTGGGCGTTGACGAGCTTCTGCAGGGTGCCCGGAACAGACGTGTATCGGCTCCGGCGGACATCCAGGCCGCCCTTGAAGTCCGCGATCTCGAAGTACGCCACGGCTACAGCTTCCCGCCGTAGAGCGGCCTCGGCCGGCCGTAGTATCGCTGTTCCTCTGCGCGCGACATGCCGCCGCCGCGGGTAAACACCCGGCATCGCGGGGTGTTGCCCTTGAGCTTCGCGAGCAGGCGCTGGGCCTGCGACAACATGACCTGCGAGTCCTCCTGCCGCTGCTTGGCGGTCAGCTCGGCCGCCACGAACAGGGACAGAAGGCGGTCGTCGAGGTCCGCACGGTCGCCGTCGGCGATCAGCGGCGACAGCTTCCGGGTGCCGCGCAGGCGCAGGATGTCGCCGCCGGCGTCGGGCGTCGGCCACACCTCGAGCTGGTCACCCTCGTAGAGCTCCCATGCCAGCACCGGGTCGCGGCGCTCGCCGTCGTCGGGGTCCACGGAGTTGTAGTGCGCGACGGTGATGCCGTAGTCGACCGGCCGCCACTCGCCGGCGTGCCGGACAGACACTTCCTCGACGCGATGGCTGGGCGACAGGTCCGCCGGGAAGTTGTAGTAGCGCTGGCCGGCGGACAGGGTCAGGTCGCGCTCAACCTCGAGGTGCGGCCAGGGGTGTTCCTCCCACAGGACATCCTGCTGCCTGCGGATCTTGTGCTTGATCGCGTCGACCGTGTTCTGGCCGAGCGAAGCGTTGACGGAATGGCCCGCTTCCTCGCGCACCATCCGCACGATTTCCTGCAGGGTGGTGCCGCGGGCCATGCCGGGTTACTCCTGCCCGGCGTCGCCGCCGGCCAGGTCGGCCGCGGTGACTTCCTCGGGACCGGTGCCGTCGTCGGCCTCGGCCTTCTTCTTGCGGCCGGCCTTTTTCGCGGCCCTGGGGGTGCGGTCGGGCTCGTCCTCGAAGTCGTCCGGGTCGCCGGCCGGGCTGATGCCAGCCTCGTCGAACGTCTCCGGCAGCGACGGGTTGCCGCCCGGGAACGCGGCCGCGACGTGCTTGCCGTACTTCTCGCGCAGCCTGGCGAGCTCGCCGTGGTGGCGCTCGGCGTTGCCACGGTCGTTGCCGGTGACGCGGATGTCGGCCACGGAACCGTCGCCGTGGATGTGCTGCAGGACGATCACTTCGGCCGGGGAGGCGTCGCGCACCTCTACGGTGTTGAGCAGGTCGTTGTTGAGGCGGACGGTTGCGTTGCAGCGCTGCATGGCGGGTTCCCTGTGGTTCTTGTGTCTGTTGGCAGGAGCCGGCCCGGAGTCACCCGGGCCGGCCTGTTGCTGGACCCGTCGCCGGGTCAGGTCACCTCGTAGACGCCGCAGCCGTTGAGCTGGCGGGCCACCAGGCCTCCGGTCCAGGTCATCGCCCGGTACAGGACGTACTGGTTGGACGGGCGCGCCGGCGAGTGGGTCTTGCGGTCCTCGCCCTCCATCACCTTGAGCTTCACGTTCTTGGTGTCGATGAAGTAGCAGCGCTTCTCGAGGTTCATGTCGTCCAGGGTCGGGTCGTAGATGAAGCGACCGGCGCCCTGCATGGTGATGTCCGCCATGCCGATGTCGTTGGTGCCCTTGGCGAAGCCCTGCTGGGTGTAGACGCCCTTCTCGTGGATCTCCAGCTCCAGCGCCTCGATGAACGCCGACCCGGCGATCATGAGGTGGTTCCTGCCGCCGTAGCGCCGCAGCTGGCGCAGCTCCTTGCGCAGGAACTTCGTCAGCGTCTGGTTCGTCGCGCTCGCCGCGATCGCGGCCGCGCCGGTGGCCGAGCGGTTGCGCCAGCCCGCGGTCGTGGCGCGGTCGATGCCGCCGACGACGCCAGTGGTCGGGGCACCGCCGCCGGCCGCTGAGGTGATGAGGGCGGCGATGCCCGGCACCTCGTCCGCGTCCTGCACGCCGTTCTGGTGCAGCATCAGGTCGAACGAGCGCGACCATGCCTCGGCCATGTCGGACAGCTTGTTGTCGAGCAGGCCGGTGAGCACGGTCAGGTCGCGCTCGCTGTGGTTGGTCGTGCGCGCGCTGTTCAGGCTGTCGACCACGCTGATGCCGTCGATCTTGAGCTCGGTCAGCGTCAGGCCGATGCCGGCGTGGATCTCCTTCCACGGGAACGTCGCACGCTTGATGTTCGCCGGGTTGGTGTAGGTGACGGTGTCGTTGTGGGTGTAGCCCTGGAACGACGAGGTGTCGTAGTCGAACTGCACCGGGATGGAGATGTTGCCCTTGCCGCCCGGGAACGTCTCCTGCTTGGCGATCAGGGCGTTCAGGAGCGGCTTCTCCTGGATGGTGTTGGCGAAGGTGGGGCCGCGGACCACGTAGTCCATCGCGGCATTTGCGATGTTGTCGAGCTCGCCCTGGGTAAAGGCCATGGTGTTCTACTCCGAGTCAGGTGGCATGTGCCGCCCGCCGCACCGCGTCCAGGAGGGACGTCGGCTGCGACCGGCCGCTGGTGGCAGCGGCACCACTCGTCACGGGAGTCACGGGCTTGCGCTGGGCGACCATCGGCTTCAACGCCTCGGTCACCTCCGAATGGGCGCGCCGCACGATGGCAGCGGCTTCATCCGGGGTCTGCGGCCTTTCGGCTGCGATCAACGCGCGCACGCGATCCATGATGAACGGTGCCTTGCGCGCGAAATCGGGGTCCGTGCCTCGGAGTTCCTGTTCCACGGCCGCAGCCGCCCCCTGGACCTGCTGGACCGTCGCCTGCTGGGCGGTGGCCTGCGCCTGGCTGCGGGCGGCGTCTGCCTCCGCGGTCCTGCGCTGTGCCTCCATCCGCAGCCGAGCCGTCTCGCGCGCGGTGTCCTCGTCGGTCACGCCGTCATCGACGCGCTTCCTGAGGTCATCCGGCAGCTGCCGGCCCGTGGCGATTTCCAGGTCGCGGACGTAGGGCTGCAACGCCTCCAGGGCTTTTTCGGGATCGCGGCGGATGAGCGCCATGATCTCGAAGCCGCGGGCCACTTCCTCCGCTTCCAGCTGGTTGACCGACATGAAGTGCTCGATCTGCTGGTAGCGCTCGTGGCTTTCCTTGTAGGCGTCGCGTTCCCTCGTCAGCTCGCGCTCCTTGCGGAGCTTTTCCTGCCAGCGGGGGTGCTTGTGGAACGGAACATCCTCGTCGGCCTTGTCCTTGTCGCCTTCGGCCTGCTTGCCTTCGGCGTCGTCGGTCTTGGCCTTCTCGGGCTCCGCCTCGCGCTTCCCGTCGGACGACTCGGGTTCCTTGGCCTGGGCTTGCTCGGCGGCCTTGCGGGTCACGTCGAGCAGGGTGGCTTCGGTTGCGTCCTTGGCGCCGGACGACTGCGCCTCGCTGTTAGCGTCCTGGTCGGCCCCGGTCGGCTGGTCGTCGATCTGTTCGGCCGGCTGTTGCTGGCTTTCGAGACTGGCGTCCTCGACCTGGGCTTCGGGCTTTCCGGTAGACGAATCCGGGAACATCTGCGTCTCCTGTTGTTGGGTGGAGTGTAGGCCGTCGGGCGTGAAATGCAACATTGCCGACAGACGCTAGCCGATCGGCGACATCGCCTGCCCGCCCCGCGGCGCCGCGCCGGGCGCCGGGCGCTCGTTGGGCTGGGTTCCGGCGGCGGGCGGCCGCGGGGCGTTGTTCGCGCCCTGCGGCCCCTGGGCGGCGGGGTCGTCGGGGCCGCCGGTGGGCGGCGCGGCGGCCGGCACCGACATCGACTGGATGCTGGGCAGGCCGTCGAGGAAGGCGTCGGTGAGGTCGAGCCGGTCGTCCATGCGCCGGATGCCCTCCTTTGCCAGCCAGGTCGGATTGATCCCCGGGATCTGCATGAGGATCGGCGCCAGGTCCATGTAGTTCTTGATCTCGGCGGCCCGGTTCGGCTTGCCGGAGCTGCCGGCCTCGACCTCGAGCAGCAGCTCGTCGCTGATCTCCTGCGCCGAAAGCTGCGGCCACACCGCGCCGGGGCCGGCGATCTTCTTGACCGTGTCCTCGCCGAACTCCGCCAGCAGCACCTGGCTGGCCGCGCGCGCGACCTCGTTCATGAAGTCGTCCAGGTCGTCGACGTTGGAGGCGACAGACGCCATGCGCGTGCCCTCGGCGATAGACGTTTCGGTCGCCGTCGCGCCGCTGGTGCCGCCGATGTTGGCCTCCTGCACGCCGGCGACCTTGAGCACGTCGTCGAAGATGCTGCCCGTCTCGTAGAGGTTCTGGTCGATCGGGCTGGTCGGGATCGCCTGCAGGATGTCTCCGACCTTCTGGTTCGGCCCCATGCCGTCGAGCTCGATGGTGCTGTGCGGCTCGTGGTCGGCGAGCAGCTGCTTGTCGTCCTCGGTCAGCGCGCCGCGCGGCGACGCCCAGCCCGGCGCGGCCGCGCGGCGGTGCTCCCGGAGCGCCTGGCGGGCGCGGTTGTGCTCCAGCTGCATCGAGCGCATGAGCTCGACATCCGACGGCGGGTAGATGTCCTTCTCGTGCTCGATGTCGTTGAACGTCAGTGGAAACAGCGTCCAGAAGCGGTCGATCCGCACCTCCGGCTCACTCGGTGGCTTGAGGTAGACCGGGCAGCCCTCGGCGATGGCGAACACCTGCCGGGTGGCCTTGTCCTGCACCTCCCACACGCGCGCCAGGCTGCAGTCGGTCCCGTCGGCGTTGCCGCCGGTCATGCCGCTATGGTCGCCGCGCGCGGGGCGTCCGGCCGCGCGCTGGCTGTCGCCGTCGCCGTTCCCGTAGGCCGTGAAGGCGTGCTCGGTGATGTCCAGGCCGTAGATGCGCTGCACCTCGGACGGCGGCAGCAGGAACTCCTGGGCGACGTGGCGCGCGCCGACGAACCCCTGCAGCTGCCGGCAGCGGCGGTCGGGGATGACCGACGTGGGCGGCGGGAAGTCGAACACCAGGCCCTCGCGGACGACCTGTTGCGGCTGCCCCTCTAGCGCGGCGATGGCCTGCTCCAGCTCGCGCTGCTTGAGCTCCATGTCGCCGATCCGGGCGTCGCCGGCCTCGAGCTCGGCCATCATCTGCTGGATGTGGGTCACCTGGTCGGTCAGGTCGCGGATCTTCTCCACGTCCTCCGGCCGCGGCTCCATCACGCGCTCGAAGCCGAGCTTGAGCCAGCCGACGCAGGTGGTCAGCGTGCGCCGCACCAGCTGTTTCATCTGCTTCTTGAACGGCGGCTGCTGCTCGGACAGCTCGCTGGCGAACAGAACCTCCAGCGTCTTGCCGATGCGCTCGGTCATCTGCCGGCGCTGCTTGCCCTGCTCCACGTCGGCCATGAGCGCCTGGGCCTGCTGCAGCGCCATCATGGCCTCCGGCGGCAGCGGCACGCCGGCCATCGCCGACTGCATCGCCATCTGGAGCGCCTGCATCGCCTGGGTGTAGCTCTCGGCCGACTCGTCCCACAGCTGGAAGTCCAGCTGCTTGCGGCGCCGCGCGATGAACCGCGGGTTCTTGGCGTACAGCGAGGCCACGCGCTGCTGGATGTGCCGCTGCACGATGTTGGCGACGTAGCGGTCCTCGTTCTCGGGGTCCAGGTCGCCGGGCCATTGCTTGCCGCGGGCGAAGTCGGCGTCGCGGGCCATCTGCTTGAACTTGCGGTTCCAGTGGGCCTTGTCGCCCTGGATGCGCCTGGTCCACGTCTCGATCAGCTTGCGGTCGCCCTCGTCGGGCTGGTCGTCGCCCGGCGACACCGCAGCGTCTGTTGCCGGCGACGGCATGGCCGTCGTCCAATCGGCGCCCTCGGCGGCCGGGTCGACACCAAGGATGACGGGAAGCTGATCGGGTGGAACGCTCATGGCTACATGCCCCTGTTGATGACTCGCTGGCGCCGGAGTGCTTCACTCGCCGACTGCTTCACCCACGCCAGCGTTCCGGGTTTCGGCATAGTATCGTCTGTAGGTCGTCGGGCGTCATTACCGCCACCAACGACACGATCAAGCCCGCGTCCCAGGTGCGCCAGGGCGTCCACGAAGTCGTCGTGCTTGGCCGCCGGGAACTTGATGAGCTCCTGGCGCGCGCGCGCGAACCAGGGCGCATGGGCCGGGAACTTCACCATGCCCATCGACATCCGGCCCTGGATGGACTGCGCGCGGGTTTGTTTGTCGGCGACCGGGACCACTTCCTCGATCGAGAAGAACACCTTTTCCTCGCGCATCCGCTTGCGCAGGAACGGGCCGATCGACTTGGAGATATGGCCGCGCTCGGCCCACCACTTGATCGGCTTCCAGCGCGCGCCAAGCTCGAGCATCCCGTCAACCACTTCATCCGTCTGCTCGCGCCGCCACCAGCAGTCGACGAGCCAGATCACGCCGTCCTTGTCCACGCCGCACACCAGCATCACGGTTGCGTCGCGCTCCTGGGCGGTGGAAACCGCATGGTCGCTGGCGACGTAGTAGCGCAGGTGCCGCGGCAGCTCGGCGGGCTTGTAGGTGTTGCTGTCGATCCACTCGGCGCGGAAGAAGTCGCCGTCGTCCGGCGCCGGGTTGCCCTGGTACAGCGCCTCGAAGCCGCGCGGGTTGAGCCGGCGCTGGCCCTCGAGGAACTGCACGGAGATCCGTTCCGGCCACAGCGCCTCGCCCGGCTTGCGGCCGAGCGGGTCGTTTTCCTCGGCCAGGGCCGGGAGCTTGAGGATCTTCCACTTCGCCGCTTCCTCGGCGTTGTAGAAGTGATTGTCGGGGTCGGTGAGGCGGCCGACGATGTCATCTTCGTGCCAGCGGGTCATGATGACCACCACGCGCGCCGCGTCGGTCATCTGTCGAGACATCAGCGTGTCGGTGAACCAATGCCAGGTCTTGTTGCGGATGGTCGGGCTGTCGGCTTCCTCGCGGTCCTTGATCGGGTCGTCGACGAGCAGCAAGTCGCCGCCGCGGCCGGTGAGCCGGCCCTTGCGGCCGACGAACGCCAGGATGCCGCCGGAGGTCGTCTGCAGGCGATCCATCGACTGCGCGCCTGGCTTGAGCTCCACGCCCGGGAACACGCGCTGGTAGAACGGCGCACGGACCACGTCGCGCACCTCGGCGCCGATCTCCTGGGCGAAGTCGTCGGCGTAGGTGGCTGCGATGACGTAGCGGTAGGGGTCGCGACCGACGAACCAGGCAGGGAAGCGCTTGGTCGCGAGCTCCGTCTTGCCGTGCCGCGGCGGCATCGTGATGATGAGCCGCGCCCACTCTCCCGACTCGACCTTCTCCAGCGCGCGCGCGATCAGGTGGTGGTGCGTCGCCGGCGAGTAGCGCGAGCGCGTAACGTCGTCTGGATCTTCCGGGTGCGGCATCGACATCATCGTGAAGTCGATCAGGCTGTCGCGCGCGACCTTCGCCTGCCGCAGCATGAGCACCTGGCGGTACTGCAGCTGCAGCTGCTCGAGCTCCAGTTCCTCCGGGGTCTTTCCGCCGGCGGCCTTGGCCTTCGCGCGCGACACGGAGGGGTCAGGCGCCGCGCTGGACGCCTACGGGCGGGCCCCCTGCCAGGCGGCGCGCACGGACGATCGTGCCTGGCTCCGCGTGCAGGGTGCAGGACATCTTCGAGCTGTTGAGCTCGTCCTGGATCATGTATTGCCCGTCGCTGGTCTTGAGCTCGACGTAGACATTGGCGCCGAACGGGATGTGCCCGCCGGCCGCGGTGGACAAGAAGAAGGTCACCACGCCTTCGGCGCCAACGGTGATGTCGGCGCCGGATGCGGCGGTAGCGGCAACGGGGAGGTGTTCGGTCGGCATGTCTGTGCTTCCTGGGTTGGTCAGGGGTGCGCTGTGGAGTATGCGTCTGTTGGCTGTTGGGCGCTACTCAGGACACCGCGCCCGCACAGAGCCAGCAGCCCGCCGTAGCGGGCCCGCGCGGGACGACCGGGGACGTGGACGTGGGCGCGTTGCTGGCGGGGATAGGGTGGCTTGGCGGGCGGAAGGGGTCAGTCGGGGAATGCCGCAGGGTGGGGTCAGGCAGCCTCGATCGCAATTGTCATGGCCCGCCAGTCGCCGACCGATGTCTTCTCATACGCGGGAGGCGTGAAAGCTCCGACCGCAGCGATCGCCGAGGATGCGGCGGCTTCGACGTGATTTAGGTTTGTCCCGCTCGTGGCCGAGTACGCGCGATAGTCAGGGAGGGAGTAGCCAGTCAGTCCGGTCGGCCTGATCCCGCAGAATGCAGCGAGCCATCGCGTCTGTGCGCTGCCCCAGCTCGGCGCAAGTTCTGGCGGAGCCGGGTCGGTTCCTGCTCCGCTTTCAACCTCGATCTCGGGGGAGCCGACATAGGTTCCGGCGGCGATTCTATAGACGATTGCGGCGCAAACCGCCGTGCTCGTTAGCTCGATGGTCTGCACGCTACCCTCGCTGCCTGTCGCCGCACGCGAATACACCGCCGAGGGCATGGGGCCATGACCGGAATTGTGGATCACGTCCCACCCCGTCGGGTCCACGAACTCGGAACCGAGAGTACGAGCAGCAGCGATGATAATTACCAGGAGGTCGCCGGACGCAACGCGCGGAGGGAGCGGTACGTCGTGGCTTGTTGCAGACCCGAAGCTGCTGGAAACCACATCAACGTCATGCACGACCACGCCGCCGATACCGTCAGCGTGGTCAAACACGGAGCGGAGGACGGGCTGGAGGATGGGGCGGAGGGGGGAGTGGAGGATGCCCTTGTGCATGTCAGAGGCCGCTGCTGTAGGTGAGGGTCACGGTGACGTTGTTCGAGTAGACGACAGATACACCGTCGCTCACGCGGCAGCGGAACACCGCCACCAGGGAGTCGTTCTTCGGCACGTCGCCAGCGAACATCGTGGACGCCGAACCGGGTGACTGCGGGCTGATGGCCGTGCTGCCGGACACGCGCTCCCACAGGAAGGCGTAGCTGCCGGTGCCGCCCGATACCTCGACCTCGACCGGGGCCGCGGTGACGACGTAGTAGAGCGCTGGCGCAGGCTCGACCTGGATGTAGTTGCCGAAGGCGGAGGCCGGCGCCGTCGCGACCGGCACGACGTAGTTGCTGTAGGTCGTCTCCCAGCCGCCCGCGGCGTTGCGGCGGCGGATCGTCTCGACCATCACCCGCGCGCCGCCGGGCGCCACGCGACGCACCGTCGTCGCGTCGACCAGGTTCCCGCTACTGTTGCGCCGGCGGAACACTCACCACACCCACAGGTCGCCCTCGGCGGCGTTCGCGCCGGGGTCGGAGGACTGCACGAAGATGCGCGGCTGCGGCACCCAGGCATTGCCCGGGGCGTTGCGGCGGTTGAGTGCGCCGATGACGTTGACGCCGGCGCGCGCGGTGACCAGCACCTGCGCGTCGATCTCGCCCACCTTCACCTGCAGCACGTCTGTCGCACCGACGCGGAAGTTGTGGACGGCATTGGACGCGCAGACGTAGTTCATGGACTGCCCTGTGACCGAGAACCCGTAGCCGCTGCTGTGCAGCTGCACATGCCGCGACAGGTCCGACACTCCGCCAGGCGCAACCGCGCCGCCCAGGCTGATCCCGACGCCGAACGCGCCGTCGTCCAGGTCGCGCTTGTCGCCGGGGTCGAAGTTGCCGGAGGTCCAGACCCTGAGCCACGAGCCCCAGGTCACGCTGTTGCGGCGCCAGTAGAGCTCCTGCGAGCCGTTCCAGTGGGTCGCCAGCTGCAGGCCGCGGCTGGAGCCGTTGCCGGCCGACAGCACCGTCGACCAGTCCGCCACCGGAAGGTTGCTGGCGCTGTTCGCGTACTGGTCCGCGGAGAACGTCAGCTGCAGGTCGGCGTTCGCGTAGCGGTAATTCGGCTGCGAGTGCAGCGCGCGCAGGTCCAGGGCCGCCTGCAGGCCGGTGACGTTGGCGATCGCGTGCGTGTGCGACGACGCGGCCTTGCTGTCCAGCGCGTTTTGCAGCCCCGTCGTCTTGGCGATGGTCAGCTGTGGAATGCGGGCGGAAATGAACGTGCCGGACCCGATGTCGCTGGCCGCGAGCACCACCGCGCCGGTGCGGCCGGCGACCGAAGTCACCAATTGCACGTTCGGGATGTGGTCCCAGCCCGAGCCGTTGTAGGCGATCAGGTCGCCCACGGCGTAGGCCGTGCCGCCCACCGTGCCGCCCACGCTCACGATGTAGAGGTGGCCGGTCAGCGGCGCTGCCGGATAGCTGCCCGTGGACGCATCCCAGCTGCCCTTGTACGACAGCGCGCCGGTGACGGCGTCCTGCGCGGCGAGCGCCCAATGGCGGGCCGAGTAGAGGCCGGGCTCCACCTCGACGCCGGACGAGGCGTTCGCCATCTGCGTCGCGAGCAGCGCGGCGCCCTGGGACTGGATCCGCGCAGCATCGGCGTCGCTGGCGCTCGAGGCTGCGCCGGACGCGCTGAGCGCTGCGGAGTTGGCCGCTGACCCTGCGCCGCTTGCCGCCTGCCCGGCGGAAACCGCCGACGCCTCGGACTGCACCGCGTAGTTGCCAGCGGCGTCCCGCGCGGCCTCGGCCTGCGCGACGTAGTCCCCGAAGCCGTCCGCGATCGCGCCCAGGGTGTCCGGGTGCAGGGCGTCTGGATGCACGCTGCCGTTGGCGAGAAGGCCGTCCGCGCGCTGGATTTCCGCCAGCCGGGAGAGGATGCCGCTGGCGACCCGCATCAGGTCGTCGAACTCGGCGTCGAGGTCCGTGCCGCGCTTGGGCTTGGTCGGGTTCGCCGCCTCGTAGCTGACGAAGTTGGCTTTGCGCTCGTAGGGGAGCGGAGGGCTGCTCACGGGTGGCGGCTCGCGGCTGCTGTGGTGGGAGTGATGGTAGCGGCTGGGTGTTTCGTGGGCCATGCCCTACGGGGTGTAGGGTGCTGGCGAAAGTGGGGGCGGTTGGTGGAGGGGGCGGAAATAGAAAATCCCACGCGCGACCGGGCACGGGCCGGGGGGTGGGCGCGCGGGGCCGCCTGGCGTCTGTCCTGGCCGGCCTGCGTCTGTCGCACCGCGCCGGCCGCGCCAACAGCCCGCCACCTCCTGCCGTTGCGCGTCATCGCCTGCCGTAGGCTATTGCGTCGCTCCGGTAGCCCGCGCCAGAGCTAGGCTTCCGTGTCTCCCGCGTCGCCGTTGCGCGCTACGTCGAGCGCTACGCCTGCCGGATCGCCGCCAGCTGCCGCAATCTTCGCCCTGGTCATCGCCTCCGCCAGCGCGCTTGCCACCTGGTCGAGCTCGGCAACAGACATCTCAGACGGCGCCTTCTGTTCCGCCTCGCGCGCGGCGCCGCCCTGACCGTACCGCGGCAGGAACCCGCCCATTTCGACCAGGCGCGTCGCGGCTGTCGTGCGCGCGGCGCCCGACTGCCCTCGATCACGCGCCACGTCGATCAGCGTCACTACGCCGACGACCGTGCCCTCCGCCATCACCCGCGCGGCCATGTGCCGCCGGACCTCCGCCACCACGACTGGATTCCGCAACAGATCCCAGGATGACTGTTGCGGACAGGCATAGCCGGCTTCCTTGGCCGCTGCTATCCCATTCCCGCCATTTTCAGAATAGACGCGGATAAAAGCCTTCTGTCGTTGCGTCAGAGAGTGCCCTGACGCAAACCTCCCGGTCTCCCGGTCCTGCGCCACCGCGCCCGCCTCGAATGCCTGGCCGCCGCCCCTCGAATCACCCGACAGAACCGACACCACCGACCGCTCGTCGGCTGATTCCGACCGCTCGTCGGCCATTTCGTGCACGCTTCCCGACATACTGTAGGGTGCTCCCTACGCCCACCACGGGCGCCCAACAGGAGCCTACAACACATGTCCCCTCGATCCGAGTCCGACGCCGTCCGCGAGCTCCGCGCCGGCGCCAACAACCGCCGCCGCGCCCCCATCCGCCGCGCCCGCCGCAGCCTGCCCGCCGTTCGCACGGCCGCGTGGCTGCTCCTGGTACTCGCCGCCGCGCTGACCGCCGACGCCACGCTCGCCGACGCCTGCCGCGGGCTCGGCTCCGACGTTCCGCGCTGGTGCGTCGACTGATTCCGTTTCACCGCCCGACACTCAACACGAAGGAGCTACGCCCTATGAACGTCACGAACGCCCGTCAGCCGCGCATCGCCGACATCCACTCGGCCTACGCACCCGCCGATCGCCTGCTGGCGCGCGGCCCGGCCGCCCTGTCTAACGCCGAGCTGTTGTCCCTGTTCAACGGCGGCGACGTCGACGCCGCGCACGCAGTCATCGCCGAACACGGCCTGCGCCGCCTCCTGGACGCCCCGCCGCACCTCCTGAGCACCATGCCGAGCATGACCAAGCGCCGCGCCGCGCTGGTGTCGGCCGCGCTGGAGCTGTCCAGCCGTTACCTCGCCGCCGGGCTGGAGCGCGGCGAAGCCCTGACCGACCCGCAGGCGGCCGGCCGCTACTTCGCGCAGCGCATCCGCGGCAACGCCTCCGAGGTATTCGCGGTCCTGTTCCTGGACACGCGCCACCGCGCGCTGGCCTTTGAGGAGCTGTTCCGCGGCACGATCGACGGCGCCGAGGTCCACCCGCGCGAGATTGTCCGCCGCGCGCTGGAGCACAACGCGGCCGCGGTCATCATCGGCCACAACCATCCTAGCGGCAACGCCGAGCCCAGCGCCGCCGACCGCGCGGTGACGGCCCGGATCAAGCAGGCCCTGAACCTGGTCGACATCCGCCTCCTGGACCATTTCGTCATCGGCGACGGCGCGCCGGTGTCGCTGGCCGCCCGCGGCTGGGTCTGACCCCTGCCCCTGCCGCTTCCTGCCCGGCGCGCGCTTCGCGCCCCTGGCACCCAGAGGCGGCAGGTTCGGGAAGTCCACCCGGCAACGAGAGACACGACACCATGAAAACCACCCTTGAACTCAGCTTCGACACCGGCAACGCCGCGTTCGACGGCGGCAACGGCCCGATCGAGGCCGCGCGGCTGCTGCGGCACACCGCAAGCCGCATCGAGCGCGGCACCGACGCCGGGATGATCTTCGACATCAACGGCAACAAGGTCGGAAGTTGGTCCGTCGACTTCCCCGACCAGGACGAGGACTGACCATGACCGGCACCACTCCCGACCCGATCGCCCGCGTCCTGCACTACTCCAGCGGCAACTACCTGGAACTGCGCTGGCGCGACGGCGGACAGACGACCACGGCGATCCTGCCCGATGAAACTCCCGCCGACGCGCTCGCCCGCCGCATCCGTGTTGAACGCGCCGACATCGAGGCCGCCCGGCAGCGAATCGCCAGGCTCGAAACCGCGCGCGCTGCTGCCGCTTCCATCGCATAGCCAGTGCTGGAGACAACACCATGACCACGATCAGAACCCGCGACACCGAAACCCAGGACTGGCGCGCCCCGCGCGTACCCGAGCGCGAAGAGCTCGTGCACGACGAGCCCGGCCGCGTGCTCATGGGCTCGGCCCTTGGCTGCGATGTCTGTTACCGCTCCTTCTGGTACAGGCTCACCCGCTCCACGGTGACCCGCGCCTACTTCCTGCGCGTGAAGCACGGCGGCGGCGAGGAATCCATCCTCTTCGCCCACGAAGGCGACCCGCTGGTGAAGATCGCGGCCGCGCTTGATTCTGACGGCCGCTTCTTCCTGTTCGCCGAGCTGATGCGCGTCTACAACGACGGCAAGGAGCGCGGCGAGCGCGAAACCGCCCGGACCTACGTCAACGCATTCGCCCAGGGACGGCTCAAGAAGCGCAAGGCCCGCGGCCAGAACGTTTACCGCGTCCACATCGAGCCCGAGCACAACCCCCTTTTCGACCACTAGGAGACAACACGCCATGAACCCCGACACCTGCACCTGCTCCCTTTGCCGCATCCGCCGCGGCGACGTGCCCGCGATGCCCGACAACCCCATGTTTCCGACCGGCGGCCCGCTCGGCACCCTGCGCCGCGGCGCGCAGACCGTCCTGGCGTTCTACGGCGCCACGATCAACGCCGCCCGCATCGCCAGCGAA